TCACGGAATCCAAGACGAGGGCAGAAAGGCCTTACCGGTGTCTCTCAACGCGTTCACTCTTGAGTCGTGGTTCATTCCTGATTGTGGCGGCGTTGTTTTTGAACAAGAGAATGTTATGCGGTTGACCGTCGGTAGTCCCAGCAGTCCGGCTCCGGCAACCTTTGAGGTGCGACTGAGAAACCCAGCGAGCGGAAGAGAAGCAATCTATACGCTGTCCACTGCCAAGCCAGTGACCAAAGCCAACGGAAGGGTTGCCTACTGGGACGGCGTGCTGTACCCCGCAGTGAACGAGATTCACGATGCGTATTTGGCAACTGACGCTGGTAGAAACGATGTCACTGCCTTCAACTCAGGACATCGTGAGTTACTGAATGTCACCGTCATGTTTGACAGACGAGTCATCAGCCTCTTTGTGAACGGTGACTTGGCAGTCTCTCAGACTTTGGAAGAGCCACATGAACTGGTTACTCAACAGAATCACATCTATTTGGGTGGGAGAGGTGGCGATTTCCGAGGGACGCTTGAGTCGGTGCATCTGTCAAAAGGTGCGCTTCCGTCAGGCCATCAGCAGTACGCTCCTGTCAAAAGTGACAACACGCTCGGTCTTTGGCGCTTTGAAGAGCCGATTGAGCCCATCAGCCTCATCACCACCACGCCGTCCATATCAGCGTCCACTGGTGCCAGTTCCACCGTCAATGTAGGTACAACTGCGGCACAGGCGCTTGTTGACGAGTTGACAGGGCAAAGCGGTCTGACTTCCGTGGATTTCACCGACACCACCAAAGCGTACAACTCGGGCTCCTACTCCGTCACGGTTCACTCGTCCACTTCCACCAGCACGGCGACGATTCCCAAAGTACCGTATAACATTCTCATCAATCCGCTGGGTTTCAGTCAAACGACAGGTAAGCCAACAAACAAGGCACCCGAACGCATGAGACTGATGTCCGTTGACGCAAGTGCGGGTACTATCGTCGTTGAGTCCATTCATCTTGACTTTGAAGCCAACGCTTCTACTGGACGCCGAGGAGCGTTGATGGCTCACGATGCAGGACGCTTCGTCATCATCACGGGCGACTGCATTGTTGATACCGGCAAAGGCAACGAGTTTCAGCCGTACGGTAGCGGCACGCAGTTTTCACAACGACAGGGACAGGTCTGCATTGATGAGAGCGATTACGAGAACCACGGCGTGGTTTTTTCACAAAGCATGGCCGTTGATAGTCACGAGTACAACAAGTTCTCTGCCAGCACAACGAACATGGGCTCTGACTTACTCGCGGGTCATTGTGGACGACACACGCTGAATCATGTGGTCAGCCACCCGTTCATGGGCTTGCTCCCCCCTACGAGCCACCACAGCGTTGACAAGAAACTGGACATGGGGAGCGATGTCATCACAGCGGCGTTCCCATCTCAGTTTTCTGATATACGCTCTACGGTTCCTGCCAACAGCATCGTTTCCAGTTACGACATTCACTCACCCATCAAGGTTCAAAGCATCACATCATCCACCGTCGTGTCTTCATTGGTGGAAAACGGGATGTCCGACATCGCTGACTCACAGCGAGAAGTCTTGGCTTTTGGCGGTGAGGGTTTCAACCCTGTGCCGTTTTTGTTGAAGTCAGTGCCTTCACATCAAGAAACAGGAAATACGCGCCACGCCATACCCTCCGTCAACTCACGCATCGCTACCTTGTCTCTCCCCAACTTGGCCACTTACGACTACGCCCCGTTCGTGCAAGTTCACTACAACGCCCTTGACTACGAAGGCACCGAGTTCTCAGTGGGGGCTACAAGTCGCCTCACTGGTAACATCAGCGGTAGTAACAAAGTGCTTACACTTCAAAGCATCAAGTCGTTCGGCCACGACGGACAAACGATACTGGGCATGAACATACGCATCGGCGACACTGCGGCAACGACGGACAGTCAAGTTTTTGCGACCATCAACTACAGCGCCAAGACGCTCACATTCTCAGCCGCCGTTGCGTCAGGGTTCGTAACTGCCGCCACGACTGGAGCAATCGTGCAGAAATTGGACTTGACTCCTAAACTCTTGGTTGAGAAGACACTGCCCAGTGTCAGTACAATCCTCACAGGCTCTTACTCCATTCTTGATTTGATTCACGATTCCATGGCAATCGGCCCACTGACGCTGTTTTCTCCCGGCGGTGTCATTGATTTTGAAACGCCCAGCATGCTCGCTTTGACCGATGGTCAACTGGAAGGTGACAACTCCGAAGGTGTCGTTGCCGAAAAAGTGCTGAATCAAGACCTCTGTCCTGAAAATTATCTACCGTTGACTTCAACCGACCCGCCCGCTACAACTCCACAAGCCATAGCGCTCGCTACTGCCGAATTGTCCAGTCGCAGTTCGGTGTTCCATAGAGTTCTCGTGAGAAGCAACAAAAGTGAAATTGCTGATGTGGAGGAATTGGCTGACGCTACGACGCAGTTGGCTTCCAACGGTAGTAGGTCACGAATCGGGGTGTTCATCAACAACGGGTCAGGTTACTCTTCCAGCACCAGCAGTGCGATGACTGTTGACGGAGCAGATGCTACTGCTTTCTTTGAGGTCGGTGACCGACTCTACAAAGCCGACGGCACAGACCTCGGAGCAATCACTGCGGTTTCAAGCACAAGCGTCACGGTAGGTGGCGGCACCACTGCCGCTGTCGTTGACGATGATGAGTTGTTCAATCAGCCGCAGATGTTTGGCTTGGGTACAACAAACCAAAGCACTTGTGTCAACGAGTATTTTGACATCATTGAGCACACTTCGGTAGAGGGTCGCACAAGTCTTGTGGTACAACCGAGTGACCGAGAGCGATTGAACATGCTCAGCAAAATGTCCGACAGTTCGGATAGAGCCAACTTCATTTCCATTGAAAACCTGATTGCGAGAGGCAGAGTGGTTTCGTTTGCAGACGGTGAAGACGGCGAGTCTGTCTTGACCGCGTACGGTACATCGGGCGACCTTGCTTCGTCCAGCGTTTATGTCAAGGGGTCCGCCGCACCTGACAGCCACATCGTCAAGGAAATGATGCCCGGTGCACCCGTTGTCACGATGATGCTCGGCGGGGTAGGGCAAGGAGCCATCAACACCAAGGAGACTTACGACCCAAGTCCACTTGCACGCCTCGCTTGGAACACCCGGCACGATTGTCAAACAAGAGTGACCAGCACGACGAGCACGACAGCAGTCGTTGCTCCATTGAACAACAGAACGACTGACTTACAGTCTTGGGGAACATACTGTTTCCCCAAAGTCGGCACCGTCTACCTTGAAGTCGCCAGCAACGAAGGTGAGAGCATCAAGTTTGCAAAGGCTCAGTACACCAGCAAAACAGGTGACACATTCACCTTTGCTTCGGGCACAGGACACCAAGGCACTGGTAAGTTTGTGCTTGCAGACGGAACAGAGTCCGATTCGTTTTCAGCGTGGGTTTCGGCGACTGGCATCACGGCTGGAAGCGTTTTGCATGTTGACGATAAGTTCGGCGAAGAAAGCATGTGCAACGACGGAACCACCATCAACGACCGCTTGTTCCAAACACTGGACACTGTACAACACGATTACCAACTGGGGACACAGTACGCAAGTACGAGAGCGCTTGTTGAGATTCCGTTGTTTGAGGAGTTCTTCTTTGACAGACCCGACCAAGGTATTTTCCCCGGTCCTGACAACACGATGAAAATCCACATTGACGCTACACACACGGCTCACTCTTGGGCACCAAGCCCGGTTGGTAGAAGAGTGCCATCTGTGTCACCGAGAGACCCGGAGATTTTCGGACCGTTTTCTTACGCAATCCAAGCAGATACTCACCGTAGCGGTACCAAAGTCACGCAACCTTACGATTCTTCTACGCACCGCATCTATGTTGAGGATGCAAGTTTGTTCCCAATACCTTCTGCGCCACCTGTTTCCGTCGCAGGACTTGGAGGTAGCGCAAGGTACCGACGCGCGTTCTTGGCAAGCGGAGAGTGGGTCATTTATTCAGCAAGAGACACCAGCAACGATTTCCTGACAGTTGTAGGTTCAGCCAGTGATGATTTCATCGCAAGTGAGAACTTCTTCCGAGACTTGAAAGTGGGAGCGTTCATTCTCCCTGCTCCCGGCTATCAGGACATGAATTACACCGGTATCGCTGACAATCCCAGCCTTATCAGTGCAGGCTATGAAAATCGTCGTCCGTTTTACTTTGACCGTTCCAATGTGATGACGCAAGGTGGAAACGCTGATTACGGACTCAAGCAGTATGTCAGTGCAGTTGAACTGCGAGCGGGTCCAAAGAGTAACCCTCACTTGCCAAAAATCAAATCCAAGCGGCCACGAGCCAAAGTCATCGCAGTGTCGGGCAGTCCTGCAACATCCATCACGCTGGACGACGCCAGTCTGTTTCCAAAAGATAGCCCTGACAGCGACTACAAGTTTAGGGTAGCGTGGCGTGATGCAAGTGGCGGCGTGTACAGAGGTTTCTACACCGGAAGAACAAACAACACACTCACAATATCCAGTTCAGATTCAGGCTTTACTCCGTCCGTAGGTGATGAAGTCTACATTGAAGACTTGCACGCTACTGCTTCCGGCACTTTCCCGAAAGTCAAAGAAACATTCCTCAGTAGGGCGTGGGCTCACCCTTTCTGTGTCGGAGGGCTACGACAAGGTGATACGGTGTGGATGAACATGCACTACACCAACCCTCATGCCATTGAAGGTATGTTCTGCAAAAGTCGGGGCACACTCAATGAAGCAGAAGTATGGAAGGGCTTCAACGGCGGCGTTGGTAGTCTTCACGCTAACCCAAGAGACAGTATTCCAATGGAAAACTTCCTGATTGGTGACAGTTGCGTTGAGACAGCGCAGAACCTCGTTCAGCACATCAACAAAACAGTAGAGGTCAATTACGACACGCTTGGTTTGGACGAAACGCCTCCGGTTGTCGCTTTTATTGACCCTTATCAGTGCACAGAAAACTTTGCACGAGTATTGCTGTACGATGTAGAGCATGACCGTGAGTTCATCGCTTTCCAAGACATTCACATGCAAGTCCAGTCCAGTCCTGCCGCCGCTACCATCGGCGCACAGTCAGGCCTCAAAACGGGCGCTATCGTGAACAGCACTACTAACAGCGGTTCTTTGTTGGATGTCGCCGCTGGGTTCCCCAGCCAAAACAAAAATCTCAACACCACTGCTAAATCTGATTTTATTGAGTCGGCCTATGCTCACGGTTCCAGCATCAACGAAAGCGTGGCAGGAGGGCTGAGCACACACAGCGTTGGCGGTATTGAAAGAACAGCAGACGATGGTTATTCCACAAGAACAAATCATGCGGTAGCAAATGTAGGAAACGCTCTTGGCAAGCATCAAGAAATTGAAGCATCTGTACGAGAACAGTCAACCTTCTTTGACACGCCCGATGGCACGCGCGTCATACCTACTTTCTTGGCGATGAAGGGCATACGCAACAGTACACTGGCGCTTGACGATGCGAGATTGAATCAACTTGACCACTGGACAAAAATGGATTTCGTTCGCCGGTTGAGTGTTGACTTGGGTGAAGTAGCGCTCCGAGATGGCGTTACAAACATTGAATCTGCGGCAAGAGAAGTTGTGCGACTCATCAACCAAGCAGGTGCAAAAAACGGCAAGACGCATGCTCGTAGGCCAAACGACCAGTTCCTTGGCAACAACGACAAGTTTGACCCGGCTTCGGTCCATCAAAAGGCAGACTTTGCGGCAACGGCTTCTACGCACGACCCTGCTCCATTTTGGGATGTCAAGAAGGCGTTTGCAAACCACGACCGAGGAACACACATGGGTTATGTCCGGGCACATTTGGGTCGTGTTGTGCTTGACTCTGACGGCAACCAAGGCTTTTCTGTTGTTATTCACTCAACCATTCCCGGTGCAAGCGGTCGCAATTTCTGCGCTTGGCTTGACGCCAGTCGGGCACAAACACCGTACCGACCGCAATACCTCATCGGTCACGGTGGTCGGTTTCGCAACTACTGGTGCCAACCTGATGAAATCAGTGGAGAGAACATGCACCCGGCACCGATGCCCATCAATCGCTTCGGTAGACCGTTTGCACCAATCACGACGCTCAAGGAGTATCTGCCGCCCGAAAATACTGACGATGAAACGGTGAACAATCTCAATTTCGGTGCTGACACAGTGGACAGCGGAACGAACTTGCAGTTCTCCAACACAGAGGTTGTTTCAGGAAGAACCAGCAATACGCTTCTGAATGAGTCGTTTGAAACGCAAAGCCCTGCATCGGTACTCGTTGATGGTCTGAGAGTGGGTACGAAGGCCAAATCAAGAATCAACTTTGGCGGAATGACCATGGCTGGCATACCCGGCTGGTCGCCTGACTTGAGCAAGTGGGGCTACACCAACGACGGTACGGTCAACGCCACAAGGTACGGCAACGCGTCCAATGCTTCTGACGCCATGACCGTGACAACAGAAGGGAGCGACGACGGCTACATCCCTAAGACGGACATGTTGGCAGAAAACATCGGTAGTCGTCCACTTTACGGTCTGCGCTTTGAAGACCATCGTGGGGACAATCACACCATCCGTTTGTTGTACAAACAGTTCGGCAAGTCCTTTTCAGGCGAAAACACCTACCTGCCTCCGACACTGGACGAAGAGGTCATCGTTCACTTTGACGACCGAGATGTAGGACAAGGTGGATTTACCATCGGTCGGCACATTGTCGGCACAGGTGAAGTTTGCGGCGAAAAGACTGGAGGCAGTGCCAAGAAGTTCAAAGGGAACCTTTGGAACACTTACCCGTCTCCAATCGTGGGAGTCAAAGTCGCTACATCGCTGTCCAGTGGTACCATGACGGTAACGCTGGACGCACCGTACGACACCAGTGCACCTGCCGTGATGCAGTCTCACCCTGACATCCTCGGCTACCTCGGTTTCCCAAAGAGCGGAATGTTCCAACTGTCAAAGCACGGCACGGGTGGTAGTGACCATCAAGGCTTGACATTTTACTACACGAGTAGAACAGACAACAATTACGGCGGCGGTCACAAGTTTTTCGGTGTGCTCGGCGGGTCTGCCAGTCACAGCAACGGCGACTGGTACATGAGTCCAAGAATCAACTTCACGAGTCTCTTGACGGACGAAGTGATTGCGGCGGCAGTGGCTCACGCTATCAACATGGAAAGCACCACACAAGACAACATTGAGGCAACTTCGTTTGACTGCACTGACATGTTTGCTCCTGATGGGCGCACCTTGGGTGAATGGGGCGTAAGTCCGACAGCCATCCGAATTAAGGTGCGCTCGGACTCCAAGGTGTCACTCAATCGTCTGTTTGAAGCCAATGTAGCAAAGGACTTCGGATTGCTGGATGGTGTTTCCACAGAAACGGAGGATAGCGGGACGCATTTGCAAGGCTTGACGGACGGTGATAAGGATGCTGGAGTAAGGCTGGACATCGGGTACATACCGAAGACCGTCTTGCACATCAGCACAAAGTACAGAGGGACCAATGCAAACACCGCTACTCCAGTGTTGGTTGACAGTCAAAACAGTGTCGTTGACATCATTGACTGGCAAAGAAATTTGAGAGGAGAGAACTTTACCGACATCGCAGGCGACCACATCATTCCACGGGTGGACTCTCCTTGTGTAGAGGTGCATTCTTTTTCGGACCCTGACATCAGTGTAGCCACGAACGAATCATGGGCTCTACTTGGCAAACCAGCGTCTGACACAGCCAACAGTTGGGGTGAACCCTTCATCGTTTGGCATAGTAGCAACGCTTGGGCAAGAGTGCGAAGCAAAGCAGGCGTCAGTGACCCTGAAGAAGTGGTGACCATTGAAAGTAAAAGTGCCAACCCGGTGGCGTTCCCCAATCCTGCCGCAAACGACATTCTTTGGAAACGAAGTTCAACCTATCGTGATTTTTCACAGATAGACGGTGTGAGGATAGCGGGTAGCAAAAACTCCAGTCCGTTCTTGCACTTCCGAGGCGGACGAGACAGCCCTGACCACTATGTCCCTCTCTACTTCGGTGGCGGCTTTAGCGGCGTCGTGACGGACATCAACGACGGTACGCAGAACGATTATGCTGATTTCTACACACATCCATATTCCAATGGACCTACCGGTTCCGCTGGTTTCCAAAATGTAGGAGAAATCGCTGGCTCGTTCGCACTCATTGACACCAACGCCATGATGGCTATGTTTCCCGGCACGGTCTACCTTGACCAGCATAAAGGGCAGAACCATCCTCCTTTCTTCAATCAGGATGCCATACTACCCTTTGACATGACCAAGGGAGCGAACAGCAAGGCGACTGGATTGGACTACACAGACGGTACGAACTCTGTTCACGCTAACATCCCGAGTCCTGTTATTCTACGCTTCGCTCATTCTCACGCTCGCTACAAGCACGACAGCAGTGTGAGTGACGCCACAACTTACATGATTTTTGGACCGGGGCAGGCTTTCCCGCACAACACAGCGACAACTGAACCGCAGGGCGCAAACATTGTCACCGCTGGCAACGGCTACAGTGCGGTGCCCATTCACATCGGTGGCGATGCAAGCAAAGATTCGTTCTTACCAAATCAGTTGGCTAACGGAGACATCGGAGAGCACAGCGGCTTCAACAGAGGAAATGCTTTGGCTCACTTGCCCATGACCACTTTCTTTCAAAAGAACAATGTTTCCGGTTTCAATTACACAATGAATTGGCAACCGACAAAGGGTTTTCCAAATGTCAACGCTTCCAGTTCTCGCACATACTCGCAGACCAACATTTTGGCGTTCTTTTACGAAGGGTCAGACCAAGGAGTCACAGGACTTCCCAAGCACTATCACCCGTTCAATCATGTCTTTGATGACATCAACGGGAACGGCATAGGTAGTTCAAGCCATGCAACCACAAGAAAGTCATCTGTGATTTGGCACATGGACGGCGGGTATCATCCCGGCGGTCATTTCCTTGACGACCATGTGCGAAAAAATCCTCAAAATCACGCGGCAAGTGCGTTCTTGTCAACAGGTAGTGGTGCTAAACATAACACAAGCGCCTTCCGTCCCGCTGGACTTCTCGCTAAGGCTTACCTCAGTTATTATGGGGGCTCGCCTGATAACCAAGTTTTGGACGACAATGTTGTCGTGGTGGACGCTACGCGCTGTCAAAACGCAGAAGAACTTGGCGCAGTGCTCAGCGGTGCCATCAACACCTTCCCCGGTAAAGACCCGCTGAAAGCGATTGGCGGCACTTTCATGCCCAGTATGCAGAACGCTCACAAGCAAGACCGCTATGGGTGGGTAGAATTGTCAGTGACAAATTACACTGCCGAGAACAGTGGAAGTCCAGCAACCTTGACTGTTTCAAGTACAGCGACGACGCTTCCTGATTACGGCTGGTTGAGAGTTAGCGACGGCACGACTGCTGGATTTGCACCTTACATCTCTCATACGGTGTCGGCACCCAACATCCAATTCGCGCTTGCGAAGAACACCATCATTTCCAACACCAATGTGGTAGACCCCCAAGCACGCAGTGCAATTACACCTGACTCAAACTACAAAGCGTATGTTTGGGCCAAGGCAGGTACTCATCGCTTCAACAACGCCGCTTCCGGCGCTTCAAGAGACCACATAACGCAGGTTCACTTCGGCGGGTTCCAAGACGCCGTTGACAGGACCAAGCCGGTCGGCGCTGTAGGATGGCACGGTGAGGCTTATTCGTACCTCAATTCGTATGAGGCTTCCAACAAAATAGGTGCCAATTTGCATCCTGCCGGTTTGGGAGCATGGCACCCGTTCTTGGGCTTCAATCCTTACGGAGCCGCAGAGACCTGCGTAAGTGGAGGAAGCCCCGTCAGCAATCTTGCAGAAGGTGCCGCTGTCGTCGCCTTTTACGAAGACTACTGCGTGAATGGACTCGCCAGTCGTCATCTTGTGGCCGTCACGCACGAAAGCGAACTGCCGTTGATTGCCAAAGCCGACAAGGACGGTGTGAGTGGAATGGGCGATTGGTTGCATGTTGGTCAAACAGGCAACATTGAGCACGCTGGTACGGTGGCGTGGGATGCAAGCAAGGTGCACAACAAAGACCGCTATGTTGGCACCGCCACGGCCGGACCTCATGTAGAAGCACAGGTTCACACAGGCTTTTCGTTGCCTACGACGAGCAGTGCTTACCCTGATGTTGGTAGTGCACCTACTGACTCACAACTGCACAGGACCATTCAGAGTGGCGACATGGTGCGGGCAAATGCTTGCAACTATCCAACTGGGGATTTGTTTTGGGACGAATCTGTTGTGAAAAACTCGGCTTTCCACGAGGACAGAGGGACATACGGTGTTGAGTGCATAGGGGTCAGCGACCGGAACGATTACCTGAACACTGCCGCAACGCCCTACAAGGGTCTGTACAACTACTACAACGAGCGCAGTGCGGCTCGTAATTTCTTGCCGGAGCATGTCGTGTGGAAGCGCATGGACGGCGGCAGTGTGACCATGCCCGCTGTCAACGCTCGTGGACTCGGAATGATACCGTGGACGAAGCGAAAGGACGGCAGTGAGTACAAGACCGTCGGCGAAAAAATTCTCGGCAACAACCGATTCTCCTTTGAGACGACCAACGCCGCCATGTTCCCCATCATCCAAGCACAGGAGTTGTCGCATCCACAGTTGGCGGAACAGCATCCGCTTGAAATCAGAAACGCTCTGTTGATTCCCAATGAACACATTCAGTTTCAAAGTGTCAGTGTCGTTGACGACACCGGGCAAGAACACCGATTGGAAGGCGGTAGTCCACTCGGAACGGTCATCATGGACTTCCGGCACATCAGTGACCGTGAAATTGAAGGCCTTGCTCCTGCCCTTGCTGGCGCAGGTGTAAGCCCAAATCTCAAAATCCGCTTGCCCAACCCTGACGAGATTCCCGGCAACATCGTGGTCAGGTCAGGGTTTGACCGCCTACAGGGCTATCAAAACGAAACCATCGGTAGCGGTGGCCTGCAACACCCCGCACAAGCGAGTGCTCAACTCCAGTCAATGTTTGGCAACTCACAGCCGGGGCCAAGGCTGTTCCCAACATGGGAGAACAACGGCTGGGAACATCTCAGTCAGGATGCAGAAGACATCTCCTCCGACACCAGTCACAGTCGCTTGAAGTTCCCTGCATCTACATCTGAGGGTTGGAGTGACCACACTGATAACGCCCCTCTTGATTCTGCTTACGAGCCACACGACCGAAGTCTCTTCTTCCATGTCACTCGCATGGGCGTGTCCATGACGCATCGTTACGATGTTGACGAACTGACCTACTCCAGTTTCAGCGGTACCGATGTAATTGTCACGACAGCACCCGAAGCCGCCACATGGACAGATTCAAACGAGCAAAGTAGCGGTCGGTATTTCCTGCGCGTTTATGACCCAACGACCGACAAAGGCGTCATCGCTTCGTACACGGGTACGGCAACTGTCACGGTTGACGGAGTTGATGTGCATAAGTTCACAGGCGTCGTCTACAGTCCCGACTTCTCGTCATTCGTGGCCGGAAAGACTGGACTCAAGGTTGTCCCATCGTACTACATGCCTGCTGGCTCAACAAGGCTGTTTGCGGCAAGGCGATTACGAGACCACGCAGAGTACAGCGGTGCCAGTCCTGACATGAAGTCCATTGATTGGTTCACGCTTTACAGCAATCTACCTGCAAACACTGGTGCCATGGCGGCAACATCCACAGCCTACACCAACTTGACCAAACCGAAAATGACACCAATGCCCATACCAAGAATGGGGCATCATCATGTCAATGCCACCATGGCACTGATGCCCGGACACTACGCTCACCCTGCTTACCAGCGACTGTACGACCTCAACACTGCTTGCCAAAGTGCGAACTACAAGTCTGCCGACCACGACCTCATCGGGCCTTTGGAAGCCGCAAGGACATCGGTCACCGCTACTTTACAAAGCGACGGTTATGTCAGAGACCCGCTCGCTTGGTTCTCTACACCAACTGCACCGTTCGGTCCCAGCGACATTCACGGAGGCGGTTTCACACTGCTCACTGAAACCAAAGTGAAGTACGAAGGCTACGGCATAGCCGCCAGTGCAGGTTCCAACGCAGGCACCATCAACTCACAAGGGGGTCATACGCTTGTTCTTGAAGCGGCCAACACCTACACCCTGAACAATCATTTTCCTGACCCTCTTGAAGTAGGCGCATACCAAATCATCATTCAACCAAATGTGTTCAAACAACAACTGCAAGGTTTCCATCTTAACCACGGCACCGAGAACAAAGCACCCAGCGAAAGCGGGACCAAGGTCACTGAACTGACTGGTCAACAAGTCAACACCGTGATTGCAGTTGAGAAAGACATGAGCACGAGAGGGGCTTATGCTCTCATTCTCGCAGAGGCCATGATGGCCGATGTACGAGGTTGTGAGGTTATTCTCAATGAGGTGATTTTGGACATTGAGCCGGACGCCGGAAGTCAATTTACCAACTTGGCTCCGCTCGCTCTGTACAATCCGTTGGGCGTGCAAGAGAGCACGAGCCCTTCGTTCACACGACGAAGCCTGCCATATCGCCCCGGTATGTTTGAATCGTCCACTCCGGGTCGCGCTCTGACCATTCCTTGGTGGGGCATTCTGCACAAAGACGGGGCGACTTCTTCCAGCGCTGACAAGTTCAAACACCTTGAGTGGCACAAGCCTGACAACTACTACCAACTGTGCAGGGCCAACTACGGTTCAGTCGGAGCGCAGTTGACGCTCGCTGGCTATCCCACAAGTTTCCTTGACATCTACGAGCCGCACAAGCGAATACGAAGCCTCAATCCAAACTGCATCGTTATCAGCGACAACGATTCTGACACTATCGTCGTTGACGACAACGCTTTGTTCCCTGTGCAACCCTATTACGGCGAGAACTTGGTGTACTTCAAGAACGGCATACGGTACACAGCCACTTACACCAACCGGACAGGAACGCTCGCTCACGCTACTCTCGGAGAAAGCGATACCTTCTCAGGTGTGTCCGGGACTACTGAGTTTTGGGCCAACTTGAGTGCAGGTACTGTTTTGCGACTTACCACACCTTATGACAACGAAGATGCTGATTCAGTGTATATAAACTCTCAAACCAGTCTGATGACAAGAAACTTACCACAAGTGGCTAACGGGAGCAGAGACACCAACTCGTTACAACCGGCCGATGCGTTTCTTTGCATGTGGCATCCGAATCTCGGTCGCCCGTTCACTTGGTACAGCGACGACAGCAGTAGAAGTTTTTATGCAAACACAGGTGTAGCGGACGCTCCTGTGAATCAAAAACCGTACAACCATGTGCCTGAACACTTTGAAACCATCCATTATCACGATTTCAATTATGTCGCCAGCAAAGGACCGTTTGCTCTTGGGATGGAATGGATAAAGCCACCTGTCACTGAAACCAATTCCTACTCTCTGCAAGCAGTGTCTGATTCAGTTGGCACGCTGTCCAATCGCAAGGGTATCAATTTCCAGCAGATTCTCAATACTACTACATGGATGACAGGCATTCGTGTGTTTGGGGACGACATCTACATCTCCAACCGTGGCAACAACAACGATTTTGATACGGACAACATTTTCTTTTCCAAAATTGATATAGTCAACACCGATGGAGTCGCTGACCAACAGAGTGCCGGAATCGGTGATTCGGACATCAACAGTTGTGATGGCTTTGACATTGACCCGACCGGTACCAAGATGATAATTGCCAACTTCCACGGTCAAGGTGTGCGGAGTGCCACACTCTCCACGCCGTTTGACTTGACAACCATTTCACTCAACGGTTCGCAAAAGTCGTCGGGTGGTAACGGTGTCCGCGGTGTCACTTGGAACAGCGACGGTAGCAAGTATTACATGGTCTACGGGTCCACTGTTCGTCAGTTCTCTACAGCCAGTGCCTACATCGTAGCCAGCGGTGACACCGAAGGCACTTCGGCTACACTGTCTTTTTCCAACATCAGCGACATTTTGTTCAGCCCGGACGGAAGTAAGGTGTGGTATGGAGACACGAATGGGTATGTACGAGAATACACTTTGTCCGCACCCTATGACACTTCTACCAGCAGTGCAACCGTTACGCTTGACCTGCGTACTTACTTCCTCAACAGAACTGCATCTGTGTCTTCAAACTCTGCCACTTCCACCCCTTGGCTTTCAGGCATTGACTGGAGTGACGACGGGACGAAACTCTATGTCTCCACGCTGTACGGCGTGATTGACGACAGCAAAATGTCCAACAATCCAAGTCCAGCAACGGTCAACGGTATAGACGGAGCCAGCACCACCAACCGCTTCCCGATTATGGAAATCAGCATTTCAACGACCACCGAAAGAGAAGGAACAGGTGCGGCATTCACTGCCGCAGAGATTGACGCTGACGCAGTTTTGACACATCAGGGCGGCACGCTTGGTTCCAACAAGTACAATTTCTTCGGCTTTTGGGGAGGGGGTAGCCATGGTGGCGGGGCCGTGAGTCGGTTGGAATCGTACGGGCATTCCTTGATTGGGTGGGGTAGTGATACCTTTGGCATGGATTGCGAAACTTACCAAGACTCTACAGGAGTGGCCACCTTGACACTACCGAACGACAGAAACCGATGTTTCGGTTACCGCATGGCTGTACGGCAGTTGTACAACCGACCTCGTTGGTCACCGTACATACGGGGCTGGTTGGAAGTGGCAAACAGTAACGCCATGCTTGGCTACTATCACGGCCCTCTTATCCAGCACGACTCCAAGTCAAACGGTTGGGACTATGTGGGAAGCGATTCGGGCGAAGGCGATGCGGACATCACTGCCATGAACATCGGCATTTTGGAGCGTATCACACAAGTTTCCAGCCTTCTTGGGCAAGACCAAATCGGCAGGCAGGTACGCTACAGCGATGGTCGTCGTATGACGGCGCCGTTCGGTTGTCCCATACGGACATTGAGGAACGCATCCACGACCACACGCATGTACCCCAACGATGAGGTCGGACAAGGTGTGGAAGAATTAGCAAGGGCTCACCGGCACTACATGGTGGACTGGTGGGGCAACACTCGTGGTGAGGATGTCAGGCGTTTCCCTGTGCGTGGATTTGGCCTTCGTCCGTCGTGGGATGCCGAGGATGCTTACGCTGATACGAATGTGACACACCGTCCTGCCGCACATGATTTGTTTGGCGGCGACGGCACCGACCGCTACAGCGGGAACACCAACAGTGACAACAATTCAGCAAGTGACATGAGCAAGGTAGACTGGTTCAATCCAGCCAGTGCCCTCAGAGTCGGAGACCGTGGTGATGGCCGCGGCGTTCGCTGGCCTACGGTGTTCAATGAAAGCCTGCTCATGGCTGTCAGTGAAAAGCACGACGCCACTGGTCTTGTTCTCAGTCACAGCACCGCTGAGCCAATCCTTGGACAAGGGCTTGTCAGACCCAGTAACCTTGCACTTCAAGACGGAGAAGTTGAGCGAGGCATCAGCGACCGTGTTGACCTCAACGCAGACGACGGTTTGCTCAAACCGTCAGCGAGTATCGGCGAGGCAACCGAGACAGTCAACGCCGACGACCGAGGAGCAGAGCCCGTAGCCCGTGAGGATGTCCGCATCGGGCTGGATGTGGACACGCTTGCCGAACTCAACGACGGTGTGTCTCGTGAGTATGTCGTTATGTCCACGGAAGCACACAGTCTCCACACCGACAAGGAAGTGGGACAGCGCACCAACATCCGAGGCGCTTACGATGTTGGCAGTCGCACGCTCAAAGACTTGGACATGACTGCTCTCAACTGGTCGGACAAGCCTGTGACGGGTGTGGTCAAGCACTCCAACGCTCACGCCATGTGGGCACTTGGTGGCACTTACATTATGGAGTGGAGTAAGCACGCTGGTGTCCTTGATGTCAAGGGGTGGGGCAAAGCAGGAGCGTCTTCTTCGTCCAACCCCTACCAAGACGCCAATCACGATTCTGCGTTGGAAAACATCAACTACACGGACAGCACAATTCAATTCATCTACCGACCTGCTCACGGTCTTGACCACAAGCACAGTCAAATGTTCCGAGCGTTCCTTAACACAGGCGGTCCACAGACCGGCTCCAACTTCTACAGGGCTACTTCCGGTGGAAAGTACGGTATGTTCACGAGCGATGTGCCCTCGGCTCGCACAGGTACGCCCAGCAGTCCTCCGTACGCTCCAGTGTACAGCGTGGTCCCGACGAGCAGTACGACCGTCCCTGACAGCCAAGGGCCGAAGATTCAGGGTGTAGAGGTCAGCGGCTACGACAAGACCGATGTACGCTCACCAGTGGCTCGTATGGTCATGTCAGAGAACACATTGGAGCATTTCCGTTCTGATGCCAGTCGTCGCTCTACAGATGATGAGGAAGGCGATTACAGCGTCCAGCCACGATTCAGTCAGACCCTGCACCCAAAGGGGAGCAAAGGCGATGCAAGTTATAACACCGGAGACCATAGCGGGGAGTGAGTGACATGGCACTGGGCAAGAATCTCTCAACGGGTCGCTTTGACGCTACTCAGGATTCTGTCATGAAAGTCATTCGCAAACCACGGTTTGTTGACAACGCTGTGCGACACGGTGAGTACACCAAGACTGCGGCAGGCTTTGTCGTCAACGCACCCACGCAATCGGACTTCATGCCAACCACGGAGAAGCGTTACAGGCTGATTGAGGAGGAAGATACCATTCGTTTGCTTCACAATCCGTCGGACAGTGTTCGCTACGAAGGGGCGTTGTTCCTTGACGGGGACAAGGTGACGACTGCCAGCACGCTACCTGCGCTCGTGGTGGGCGCTGAGAACAACGACCAAGCCCTCGTCGTATCGCAAATCCAAGACGCTACCAAAGGTACACGGTTCAGACTGGAGAACCTCAAGGGTCGCAATCTCAAGTCCATCGGCTTCACCGACAAAACCATCCATTTTGCTCAGAAAGTCGGCGTGGGCTTGCGAACTTCCGACTTGGCTCACCGTGTCGCCAAAGCCAACACCAGTAGCATTAACGGTGTGCGGTCTCGCACGCCCAGCCTGACTTTCTTGGCTCAAGACTTCTTGGGCGTGGAAGCGTACACAGCACTGCGTTATTTGTCCAAGCATGACGGCTACAGTCCCAAATCCGACCGCTTTGGAAATGTGTGCTATTTCCCTCAGAATCACATTGAGCGTGAACACTTCGTAGGTGAGAATAGAGTGCTTGGTGGCTCTATAGAAGAAGCCAGTGAAAGCACGCCAAACCGTGTTGTCGTGCGTGGAAAATCAAGAGCCAACAACCAAGACAACGCTGTTCAAGTCAACGACTTCGGCAGGCAACAAAACGGCATCACCGAGGTTCCGGGTGGCATTCACGCTCCTACTGCTGTGACCAAAGCCAGTGCCAAAGCCATCGGCCAGCGCATGTTGAAAATGGCAAAGAACTCTACGGGCAGTCGTAGGCTGGTGGATGTCACTGCCGCCAGTCACATGCACCCCGGTGACATGGTGTCGTATCAAACAAGGACCGACAACGAACGCTACATTGTGCTTGGCAGTCGCATCAATCTTAACGACAAAACCAGCGAACTGCATGTGAACTCAGTGGATGTGACGCTGGAGGATGTCCTGCAACGCTTCCAAGAAATAGATGTCAGCGGTGGCACCGATGCCAACGATGAGCGTAACAGACAGTTTGCTGTAGAAGAGTTTTCTACTTCGTTTGGCTTCAAGGTCCGAGTCAGTTGGCAACTGTCCGAGCGTGCGGACATGAACCGGGGTGTTGGCTACACCATCGGACTACCTCGCCGAAACACCATCAACGGTGCGCGACAATTGCAAGGCACGGGCGTTCTCATCAACAATGGAGGCGGTTACGCAGTGGGCACGACTTCCTACACCGTGGACGGCACTTCGGCTTCCTCCGCTTTCGTCACCGACAATCAAGCCGTCTACACTGCTAACGGGAACAAACTGGGCCACATCCACCTTGCTTCTGTTGGCTCTACGACCGTCGTTATCAAGTCAGCCAGCGTGCATAAGGTAGCCAATAACGACGAACTCTTTTTGTTGTCCGACTCAGCCGAAGCACTCAACAACCACCTGAAAATTGGTGCCGTGCACAGTTATTTCTTGAAGAACAGGAGAGGATGATTTGCCACTGCTTAACGAAGGAACGAGATTTTTGATTGACACTTTGAAGAGTCGCATCAACGAAGTGGTCTTTGG